CTGCGATATCCAGGGCGAGTTCTATCAGTAGTATAGCCATATCAAACAGGGATTTTTCACTTAATATTATAATAGGACAGCTAGCTTGATTACTGCAATTAACCTATATAATAAAGAGGTGTTATGATTGATATATTTAATTTTGTGGAGCTCATCTGGTGCTATTCATGATTATCCAGTTTTCCCAGTTTCGACACTGCAGCTACGTTGGTTTTATCTCCCTGTTTACTGTTGCTCCTTGGTAACCAATTTGTTGGGGAGAGTTAGCAGACATTTTTGCCTTGCTTATGCTCCCTCGTCGTGAAATTAATGAATCAAGAGAGGCTTCGACTCCAATTCCTCCACCTCTCTATCATCATATTTTTTATACTTACTTTAATACAA